CATGACGCAGGCGGACGCGGATCGGCTGCAGGGCCGCCGGGTGATTGTCGTCAACACCACTTTCCGCCTCGCGCCGTGGGCCGACGCGCTGTTCTTTCAGGACGGGAAATGGTGGCGCCACTATCACCGGGAGGTCATCGCCGACTTTCGCGGGCAGCCGGTCACAGTGGCGCCGCTGAACCATCCGCGCGTGGATCGCATTTCGCCGTTTGCGATGCGCACGCAGGAGAACAGCGGCACCGGGGCGATCGCGCTGGCGCTGCTGACCGGCGCCTCGCGCATCGTGCTGCTGGGCATGGACTGCATGCCGGACGGCGAGCGCATGCACTGGCACGGGTCGCACCCGCGCGGCACCGAGCGCCTGGGCAACGGCGGCAGCATCGGCAAGTGGCCGGAGAAGTTCGCTGCGCTGGCCGCCCGCGCCGACAACCTGCACATCCCGGTAATCAACTGCAGCCGGCGCACCGCGCTCGACTGTTTCCCGCGCGCCGCACTGGAGGACGAGTTGGCGCAAGGGGTGTACTGAGATTCCCGCGGATTTGCTGGTAAAAGCATGACAAGTTTCCGAAAGAGGGCTTCTCATGCCGAAATCCTGGTACACCGTACGCGCCGAGGCTGACGCGACGGTTCACGTTTCGATCCGTGGACTGATCGGCGAGTGGGGCGTTACGGACCGCGACTTCATTCGTGAGATCGAGGCGGCCGGTGATGCCGACCTGATCAGCCTGCACATCAACAGCCGCGGCGGTGAAGTCGATCACGGGCTGGCGATCTACAACTACCTGCGCGCCCACCGTGCCGCCGTCCGTGTCGAGGTGGACGGCATCGCCGCTTCCGCCGCGTCGATCATCGCCATGTCCGGCGACGAGATCGTGATGCCGGCCAATGCGCTCCTGATGCTGCACTACCCGTGGACCTTCGCCATGGGCAATGCAGACGAACTGGAGAAGGTCGCCGAAGACCTGCGCAAGTTCGAAAGCGCGCTGATCGACACCTACGTTGCACGCACCGGCAAGGGTCAGGCCGAGGTGCGCGACCTGCTCGCCGCCGAAACCTGGCTGACCGCTGCCGAGGCCAAGGACATGGGCTTCGCGGACACCGTGATCCCGCTCAAGCAGACCGCAGCGGTGGCAATGGCCGAGGCACTGGATGTGCCCGAGTCCGTGATGGCTGCACTGCAGGCGATGGACCCCGATCCTGCGCCGGTGTTGGAACCGGACCCCGATCCCGAGCCGGTCGCCGAACCGCAACCCAGCCACGAAGATGCCGCCGCCATTGCCGGACTGTGCCACGAGCACGGCCTGGGTGGTTTCGCCGCCGCATGGATTCAGGAGGGCATCACCGCAGCAGAGGCGGGGCAACGCATTCTCACCGCGAAGGCCATTGCGGATGCAGAACGACCGACCAATCCCGTGATACAGCCCGCTGCCGTCGCTGACGGTGCCGGTGTCTGGGATCGCATCTTTCATCCCGCCAGCAGAGGAGCTTAATCCATGGCGAGCCAAACCGAAGCCCTGCGAACGGGCGAATTTCTGATCAGCGAGGCCAACGGGCACCGCTCACGCGAGCAGATCGTGGTGAAGACCGCATCCGGCGTCGTCGGGGCGGGCACCGTGATGTCGCTCGGCAACGACGGCAAGTATGTGCCGTATGAGTCCGGTTCCAGTGACGGCCACGATACCGCCGCCGGTGTGCTGTATGCCGCCGTGGATGCCACCAGTTCCGACCAGCCGGCTGTGCTGATTGCACGCGATGCCGAGGTGGCGCAGTCCATGCTCGTCGGGGTCGATTCCGATGATTCTGCCATTGCCGACCTCGCCGCTCTCGGCGTGTTCGCACGATAAGGAGGCGCGACGATGCCTACGATGGACGCTTTCAACGCGGACGCCTTCACTCTTACGAGTCTGACGGCCGCCATTCAGCAGGTGCCCTACCAACCCGGCCGCATCGAGCAGCTCGGCTGGTTCGGCACCCGGTCAATCAACACCCTGTCCACCTTTGTCGAGGTGCAGGACAACGTACTGAGCCTGGTCGATGTCTCACCGCGCGGCGCACCGCCGCAGGCGATGGAGCATTCCACCCGCACCGTCGTGCCGTTCGGCGTGCCGCATCTGGTCGTCAATGACCTGCTGATGGCCGACGAGATCACGGGCGTTCGCGCCTTTGGTTCCGAGTCCGAGGTCGAGACGTTGGCGCGGGTGGTTGCGCAGCGGATGGCACCGATGCGCTCCAGCCTCGAGTACACCATCGAATCGCACCGGCTCGACGCGATCATGGGCAACTACCGCACGGTCGGCGGCACCAAGTCCAGCCTGTTTACCGCCATGGGCGTGTCGCAGCAGGAACAGGCGATGGTGCTGGGCACCGATGGCACCGCCGTTCGCACCAAGATCCTGGAGTTGCTGGAAAAGGTCGAGGACGGTCTTGGCGGTCTGGGTTTCACTGGCGTGCGTGTGCTGTGCGGCAAGACCTTCTGGAGCAAGCTGGTCGAGCATCCAAAGGTCAAAGAGGTGTACCTCAACTACTCGGCGGCTGCCGAACTGCGGCGCGATCCGCGCCTGGAGTTCGATTTCGGTGGCGTGATCTGGGAACGCTATCGCGGCACCAGTCAGGTCAAGGTTCCCGATGCCCAGGCGTATGCCGTGCCCGAGGGCGTGCAGGATCTCTTCCAGACGGCGTTCGCGCCAGCCGACTATGTGGATACCGCCGGCACCCTGGGCCAGCGTCTGTACGCCACGCAGTGGCCGACCGAAGGCAACAAGGGCATCAAGATGGAAGCGCAGAGCAACCCGCTTTCGATCTGTACCCGCCCGCGTGCCGTCATCAAGTGCACCACCAACTGATGTAACCCGCCTCCGGGTTTCGGCCCGGAGGCCCTGACTTCTGGAGGCGTGCATGGCGTGGACTGATGCTGATCTGCCCGTCATGGCTACGGCACTGCGCGCGGCCATCGCAACCGGGGCTCGGCGCGTGACGACTGCCGATCGCACCGTCGAATATCACAGCCTGGCGGAAATGCTGCGCGCACTGCGTGATATCGAAACCGAGATCGCTGCACGCGGCGGTCAGATCGTGCGCATCCGTCCGATGCGCGGGACAGGCTTCTGATGGGTGCGCCGACGTTCGTGCGCGGCAGTTGGGCGGCCGGCAAGTCACCGCACCGGGCGTTCCGCTCAGTGCCGTCTGGCGCCGGTCCCAACCTCGCCAACATGGGCTATCTGCACACCGCGCGCAGTCGGGCGCGGGATGCGGTGCGTAACGTGCCACTAGCGGCGCGTGCGGTCGAACTGGACGTGACCAACATCATCGGCACCGGGATCGTGCCGCGCTTCGACGACGACAACCTCGGCGCGCTCTGGCTGCGCTGGGAGGACGAGTGCGATGCGCATGGAGCGCGCGACATCTACGGGCTGCAGGAGTCCGGCGTTCGTGCCTGGCGCGAGTCCGGCGAGGCGTTCCTGCGGATGCGTCCGCGCCGGTCTGAGGACGGCCTTTCGGTGCCGCTGCAGGTCGAGCTGCTTGAATCCGACATGCTGCCGCTGCTGGACGAACTGGCCCCGTCTGGAAACCGCATCATCCAGGGCGTGGAGTTCGACTCCATCGGCCGCCGGGTGGCGTACTGGTTCCACCGGCAGCATCCCGGCGAGTACGGCATGTTCGGCGCCGACCTGGGCCGCTACACGCGCGTCCCAGCCGAGTGGGTGTGCCACCTGCACGACTCGTTGCGGCCGGGGCAGGTGCGCGGGTTTCCGCCGCTGGCGACCGTGCTGCAGCGCATGCAGCAGATGTCCGACTACGACGAGGCGACCATCGAGCGGCAGAAGCAGGCCGCGCACTTCACCGCGTTCTTCACCCGGCCCAGCCCCGAGGCTGCCGGCATCGACCCGATCACCGGCGAGGCGATCGGCAACCGCGAGGTGAGCGAAGTCGCGCCAGGGTCCGGCTACCTGCTGCTCCCCGGCGAGGACGTGCGCTTCCCGGATCTGCCGTCGCTGGGCGGCGAGTACGAGGCATTCCACCGGGTGCAGGCGCGACAGATTGCCGCCGGTTTCGGCGTGCCCTACGAGCTGCTGACCGGCGACTTCGGCAACCTGTCCGACCGTACCGCCCGCGTGATTATCAACGAGTACCGCCGCCGCGTAGAGCAGCACCAGTGGCATCGCGTGGTGCGCCAGGTGATGCGCCCGATCTGGCTGCAGTGGATACGCGCCGGACGCCTGGCAGGGACGATCCCCGAGGGCGTCAGCGATGCCGTGCGCTGGGTGCCGCCCGCCTGGCCGTACTTCCATCCGGTGCAGGATGTCGAGTCGATCCGCGAGGAGATCAAGGCCGGTCTGCGTTCGCGCTCCGACGCCATCCACTCGCGCGGCAACGACCCGCGGCAGGTGCTGCGTGAGCGCATCGCCGATCAGGAAACCGAGCAGGAGGCAGGACTGCACTCGACCACCGTCAACCCGGAGCCGAAGGTGTGAAGCGGTACGTCAAGCGCGTTGCGGTGCAGATAGTGCCGGGGTCTGGCGGCGAAGATCCGCGCGATGTGCTGCGCACCTTCATTCGCAAGACGGACGGCAACGTCGCCGCGCTGCAAAACGTCACGCAGGTGGCGTGGGAGGATCTGCGCTTTCCGGCAACGGTTCAGCGCCGCCACCCGATCACCAACGAGCATCCGGCGTTCGATACCACGACGCCCGGCCTGCTGTTTCGGCACACCGCCACCGACAGCGTGTACATGATCGCTCAGTTGCCGCATGCCTGGCTGGAGGGTTCTGCGCTGCGCCCGCATGTGCACTGGACGAAGACCGACAGCGAAGCCGGCGGCGTGTACTGGCAACTGGAGTACAAGTGGGCCGCAATCGGTGCCACGGTTGACACCAACTACACGCCAATCGGCAGCGCCACGCCCAGCGTCTCCGACAGCGACACTGCCAACAAGCATGCGCTCACGACGTTGCCTCAGATCGTGGCGACCGGAAAGAAGGTTTCGGCCATGCTGCTGATGAAGCTGTCTCGAGTGCATGACAACTCCGACGACAGCTACGGCAACAGCGCCCGACTACTGGAGTTCGATATTCACTACCAGGTGGACTCGTTCGGGAGTCCGAGCGAGTTTGAGAAGTGATGACCTTCCTCCTGTCGCACTGGCCCGAACTCGCACTGACCACCGTGCTGGCCGGATGCGCGTGGGTGTTCGTGTTCGCGTGTGGCGGCAAGTGCAAGGCAAGGAGAGGCAAGTGACGGATGGTATCGAAGTTCTGCGCGGAGAAATTCGCAAAGTCGGCGGCAAGGTCGATACCCTTGCCACGATGGCGGAGACTGATCGCAAGTTTTTGCAGAACCTGCACACCGATCATCTGCGCCTTGAGAACCGGGTAAAGATCAGTGAAGAGCACATCATCAAAACGCAGGGCGACCTCGACAAGCACATCGAGGTGGCTTGCGTGATTCAGGAAGCGACACGCAAGGACGTTGCCGAAACGAAAGAGATGCTTAAAGAGCATGTCGCACAAGAAAACATCGACCGAAAAGAAGTCATCAAGCACATGCAGGAATCCGCTTT